TGCTTGTCTCCGCGCGGGGACCCAAACCAGCCGGAACCAGCCCTGACCGGCCGGGTGCAGCCCCGATTGGAAACGGTGCGGGATGACCAGGCCGAATCGCTGGCTGCCGGAATTAGGGAATGGGCCAGGCGGTACCTGGGAAAGGACCTGCTGCCATGGCAGGTGTACGTGCTCGAGGGAATGACGGCCGTAAAGGATGACGGCCGTTTCCTGAACAGGCTGGCATTGTTGGGCACCGCGAGACAGCAGGGAAAGAGCTTGCTGGGGCAGGCGATCTTGGGCTACTTCCTGACATGGGAACCTGTGCGCCGCGGGGAACCGCTAACGGTGTTGTCCACTGCGCACCGGCTGGACCTGGCCACCGAAATGTTTATGCAGCTGTCCCCGGTGCTGGTGGACCATTTCGGGGGGAAGGCCACCAACCAGTACGGCCGGAATGAGTGGCGCGGTACGGACGGGACCCGCTGGCTGGTCCGTGCTGCCGGTCCCTCGGTGGGCCACGGCCTGTCCCTCGACTTGGTGTTCGTGGACGAATTGTGGGACGTGACGGCCGAGGCGGTGGACCAGGGGCTGCTGCCAACCATGCGTGCCAGGCCCAACCCGCTGTGCATCATGGTGTCCACGGCTGGCACCGAGCAGTCCAACGTGCTGTTGCGTTTCCGGGAACAGGGCCTGCGGCAGATAGATCAGGGAAAGGTTGGCGGCCTGTATATGGCCGAATACAGCCCACCGCCCGAGCTGGACCCGCTGGACCCTGTGGCGTGGACCTACAGCAATCCGAGCCTGGGCACGCTGCTGGACATTGAGACCCTGAAGCTGGAGGCCGCGGCCCCGGATCGTGCAGCGTTCCTGCGCGCGTCGGTGAACCTGTGGGTGTCGTCGGATCGTGGTTGGATTGCGCCCGGCAAATGGCCGGACCTGCTGTGGGAAGGTGACCTGCCTGCCGGTGGGGTGCTGGCCGTGGAAACCAGCCTGGACGGATCACGGTACTTCGGGGTTCGTGCAGTGCCGCTCGAGGACGGCCGGACGGTGTGCACCGTTGCGTTCCACGTGGACACCATGACACAGTGCCTGGCCGAACTGGAACGGCTTGCCAAGGATGGCAGGCTGCGTTTCCTGGTCACCCCCACCGTGGACGTGCACCTGCCCCGCCACCTGGAACAGCGGAGGGCCGTCGTGGGGTACGCAGAACTGGTCAAATACACAGCCGCAGTAAGGAACATGATCAACGAAAGCACCCTGCTGCACACCGGGGAACAGATGCTGGCCGAACACGTGCAGCGCGCGGTGGCTGTCCGCAGCCAAGGCCAGTTGGCCCTGTCGAGTCAGCGCAGCCCCGGCCCCATTGAACTGGCCCGCTGCCTGGTGTGGGCTGCCGCGGTGGCGGCACGGCCTGCAGCGTCCGGCAAACCATTGGTGGTGGTCCGTCGTGCGTAATACTGGGCTTGGCGGTGCGGGTTTGTGTCGTCGGGATGCTGCCGCCCGCACCGCCACTGATCGAAGGGACGCGGCATGGCACGCAAATGGTGGGCAACTGGCCGGGTGACCAAGGCAGCCGCAGCAGTGGCACCGTTCACCAGCAACACGGGAATGTCACAGCTCGGATATTTCCCGGCATACGTCAGCGGGGAGGCCCGCGCCCGCGCCATGCAGGTGCCTACCATCACCCGCGGCCGCGACCTGATTTGCGGCACCATTGGGACCCTCGAGCTGGAGATGGTGCGGCACATTTGGAACGGGGAGGAACTGGAGGCCGTCACCATTGCGCCGCGCAGCTGGCTGCAGCGCATTGACAGCGGCAATACGAATGCCTACACCCTGTCCTGGACCGCGGACGACCTGCTGTTTTACGGACAGGCCTTCTGGGCCATCACGGAACGCACCGCGGATGGCTATCCCTCGGCGTTTACCAGGATGCCTGCAGCGTCCGTGACCCTGGTGGATCAGCCCGGCCCCATCAGGTACGGCCCGAGCAACCAGATTTTGTTCCTGGGTCAGCCGGTGGATGCACGCAACGTGGTCCAGTTCATCAGCCCGATCGAAGGGCTGGTGTATACAACGTCCCGCGCCATTGAGACCGCGCTAAAGCTCGAGCAGGCCCGCTACCGCAACGCCAGCTCGAGCATTCCCTCGGTGGTTCTCATGCAGAAATCGGGGGAACCTTTGAGTGCGCAAGAGCTGGAGGATATGTGCACGGCCTTTGACATGGCCCGGCTGCACAACCAGACTGCCGCGGTAAACGAACACATTGAAGTAAAAGAAACCTACGCAACCCCGGACAAAATGCTGCTGATCGAAGCCGCGGACTACCAGGCACGGGACTTGTGCCGCGCCATCGGCGTGCCTGCTTACTTGGCCGGGATCGCGACCGGCGCGTACAGCTATACGAACAGCCGCAGCGCAAGGGAGGACCTGCTGCTGTTCGGAATGCGGCCGCTGATCCAGTGCATTACGGACACGCTGTCTTCGGACAACGTGCTGCCCCACGGCACCGGGGTGCGTTTTCGGCTGGACAAGTACCTGGCCGAAATGGCCGGGGAGGACTCGAGCGACCGGCCGCAGGACACCCCGGACAGCGGCCAAGAAAACACGCAGGAACGGCTGGCACGGTAAATACCGGCCACCTGTGGACCCTGTGAATAACCTGCGCGCATGGCCATGCTGAAGTTCACCGCCCCTGTTACGTTGGACGCGGCAGCCGCGGACGGCACCCCCAAGCGCACCATTACCGGCATTGCAGTGCCATACGGGGTGTCCGCAACCGTCAGCGACGGCACCGCGGTGCGTTTCCAGCCGGGTGCACTGCCTGTCGAGGGGAAGGCCCCCAAACTGTTTATGTTCCATGACAGCACGCAGCCTGTGGGTGTGGTCACCGAGCGTGTCGAGGACCCGGCCGTGGGAATGCTGTTCGCTGCACGGATCGCCCCCACCCCCCTGGGGGACGAGGCCCTGACGCTGGCAGCGGAAGGGGTCCTGGATGCTGTCAGCGTCGGGGTCACCCCCACGGCCTACAGCTACGACGACGACGGCACCATGGTAATCACCGCCGCTGTATGGCAGGAACTGTCTTTGGTCCCCATCCCGGCCTTCGAGGGGGCCAGCATCGAACAGGTCTTTGCGTCCGCAAGTGAAATACCGGCCACCCCGGAAGTGGTGGGCAATACTGACAGCACCAAGTCCGAGGAGGACACCAACGTGGAGAACACCCCCGCCCCCGCCACCGTCGAGGCCAGCGCAGTTGCGCAGCAGCTGTTTGCACAGCCCAAGAATTTCCGGCTGCCGCGCCCGTCCGAATACATCGCGGCCTTTGTCCGTGGCGGCCATGAGTTCGCGCAGCTGAACGCAAACATTCAGGCTGCGGCCCCCGATATCACGACGGGTTCGACCCCCGGATTGCTTCCCGAGACCATCGTGGGCACTGCCTACGACGGCCTGAACCCCATTAGGCCTTTCGTTAGTGCGATTGGGACCCGCGCCATGCCGCAGGGTGGCGCCACGTTTCGCAGGCCGAAGATCACGGTGCGGCCGGTCGTCACGCAGCAGCCCACAGGTCAGCTGAACACGCTGGACCCGTCCACCGTCGAGGTCAGCAACACGGACATTACGAAGCTGACTTTCGGGACGTACGTCACGCTGTCCGAGCAGGACATTTTGTGGTCGGACCCGTCTTCCGTGGAAATCGTCCTGAATCAGCTCGCAATCGCCTATGGACAGTCCACGGACAACTACGCGGTGGACCAGATGGTGGCGCAAACCACGCAGACTGAGACCATCACCGACCTGGCGGCCTCGGCCGATTGGGTGGCGGCAATCTACGGTGCGGCCTACCAGATCAGCAACGGCAGCAACTACCTGCCCACGCACTATTTCGTCAGCCCGGTGACCTGGGCCAAGCTGGCCATGGTCGTGGATGATTCCAACAGGCCGCTGTTCCCGTTCGTTGGTGCGCCGAACCTGGCGGGAATGAACGCGCTGGGCACGTCGCAGGCCAACAGCTGGAACGGCAACCCGCTTGGACTGACCCTGGTGGTGGACAAGAACATGGCGGGTGGCACCGGGTCGGGTTCGCTGCAGGGTGTCGTCGGACACGCTGCCGGTCCGGCCGCAGGCTTCGAGTTCTACGAGGACCAGCGCGGTGCCATCAGCGTGGAGGTTCCCTCGGTGCTCGGCCGGACGGTGGCATGGCGCGGCTTCGCGGCCGTGTTCATGGCTGACGCGACCAAGTTCGTAAAGCTGCTGAAGTCCTAGAACGGGAGGGGGCCCGCGGTGGCTACCTATACCGTCACACACAGACAGCGACAGGACGTTCACTGCGTGTTGGGCCTGCTTACCGCCACGGAACTGGTGGTGGGCGGGTCCATCACGGTGGCCAACGTGCACGCCAACTTTGACGGCACCTATACCGTGCTGGACCTGCCGCAGTACCTATTTCTCGGGGTCAGCACGCAAGGTGACTACCTGTATGACTACAACGTGCAGATTCCCAACCAGGTGCTGTACCAGCACAACGGGGACGATCTCGAGCGGATGGCCGCCAGCGGCACCGTCACGTACAACCCTACGTGCACCTGGGTGACCGCGCAGCAGGTAACGGCCTGGCTGAACATCACGGTGGCCAGCGCAAACGACACCACGCTGATTACGCAGGCCACCACGGCCGCCAACCAGGTGGCGTACCGGCGCAGGCAGTCCGCAGGCTACGTGGACCAGCTGGCCACCAGTCCGTCCGGGGACGTGACGCTGGGCACCATCATGCTGGCAGGCAACATTTACCGCACTAGGGGCAGCCTCGGGGACAGCTTCGCGCAGTTTGACGGAATGGCAGTAAACGCGCCAATGGTCGGAATGCCGGCAATGGTAAAAATTCTGTTGGGCATTGACCGGCCCGCAATGTTCTAATGGCTGGCACCGGCCTGTTTAACCAGGCATTGTCCGACCTGGCGACCAAGCTTGCCACCATTAGCGGCCTGCCGGTGGTCCGCGACCCGCGGAACCTGACCCCTGGCTGTGTGCTGATCCAGGCACCCACGTGGCAATCCTTCAGTGCTGGGGTCGTAGACATGACGATACCGGTGACCATCATTTCGTCCGGTCCGGGCAACCAGGACGCGCTCGACCAGCTGCTGTCCATTGCTGCCACGATCCTGGAAAAGGCCGTGGCTGATACGGACGGCAGGCCGGTAACAGTGAACATTGGCGGGACCGACGCACCCGGCTACGAACTGACAATCAGAATGGCGGCAACTGTCTAATGGGCTGGATCAGCAGGCACCGCAGGATCGGCCCGGTGGGCGCACCGTTCGTCCCCAATCCGGGGGTGAACGTGGACGCGCTCGAGCGCGCCGGGTTCATCGAACGGGTCCCCGACGAACAAACCCAAGAGACCAAGCCCCCCGCACCTAAAGTGACCCGCAAGAGGAAGGACTAACCCCCATGGCGAAAAGCTTTTACCTTTCCAACCCGAAGGTGACCGTAAACAGCGTGGACCTGCAGGACCAAACCACGGCCGCGACGCTGACGCTGCGTTTCCCGCCGCAGCGCACCACCACGTTCGGTGACACGGCCGAAACCTACGGTGCAGGCCTCGGGGACCACGAACTGACCCTAACGCTGTTTATGTCCTACGAGGCATCCGAGACCTACGCAACGCTGAAGGACCTGGTGGGCGCAACCACTACGGTGCGCGTCCAGCCCACATCCGCGGTGGACAGCGCGACCAACCCGGGGTTTATCCTGACCGGCACGTACCTGGCCGAGCTGCCGGTGCTGAACGCGCAGCTGGGCGAACTGTCCAGCATCGATGTGACGTTCCAAGGCGGGTCGTACAGCACGGACACGACCAACCCGTAAACCAGCCCTAAGGGGGGAACAGTGCGGATCAAATGCGAATACAAGTTCGCGCAAACCGACGAACTGCAGTATTTCTACGCGGACCTGTACGTGCTGGTGGCATGGGAACGGGACTTGCGCCGCAAGGTCACTGACGGCCAAGGCCTCGGCCTCGAGGACTGGACTTACTGGCTGTTCGCGCACCTGAAGGAAACGGGGGCCATCCCGACCAGCACCGTGTTCATGGACTGGCTGGCAAAGAACAGGCCCGTGCACTGCCAGCCATCAGCGGACGTGACCGACCCAAACCCTACCGACGGGGCACTTTCCGACGGCAGTTAGCGGAACTGCTGGCTGCCACCGGATGGTGGCCCCCACAAATCGAGTTTGGGACACAGGACCTGGCCACCGTTGTGGCGGTGCTGGCCGAAGCAAACAAGCAGCGATAGACACGGCTGCTCGAGGGCCGGTGCGTAGGCTCGGCGCATGGCTGTGGACGCAACCCTGACGGTGGTAGGGGTGAAGGACGCGCTGCGCGAACTAAACAACATTGACAAGGTGGCGCGCCGCGAGATCACCCGGGACTACAAAAAGGTGGTGGCGCAGGTGATCAGCGACGCACAGCAGGCCATCCCGGTAAACGAAGTAATGAGTGGCTGGAACAGGAAGTGGACCACCAAAAGCGGGTTCCAGATGTTCCCGATCCAGTACGTGGATGACAAGGTGACTGCCGGGGTGTCCGGCAAGCGGCCCAAACAGTTTGGCGGGTTCATGCAGAACCTGGCCACGTTTTTCGTGAAGTTCAGCGGCCCCCACGCGGCCCTGCTCGACATGGGCGGCCGCGGCAAGGTGCCCACGGACCGTGGCAAGCACATGGTGTCCGTAATGACCGCCCGTATGTCCCGCAGGCCGTCCCGCATCCTGTGGCCTGCCTACGAAAACAACAGCGAAACGGTGCAGGCCGAGGTGCAGAAGCTGGTGGATCGGGTCATGCTGTACGTCAGCCAGGGCATTGCCGGGGCTGCGGAACGCAGAAAGGCTAGGGGCTGACCATGGCTGTAGTCATTCCGGTCGTCACCGAATTTGACGGCAAAGGGATAAAGCGTGCTGTCGCTGAATTCAAGGCACTGGAGGGGGCCGGGGCCAAAGCACAGTTCGCACTGAAGAAGGCCGCACTGCCTGCGGCAGCTGCAATCGGCGCGCTCGGGGCTGCGCTCGGTGACGCGACCAAGGCTGCCATGGAGGACGCGCAGGCACAAACCAAGCTGGCAACGTCGCTGCTGAACACCACCGGGGCCAGCGAGAGCCAGATTGCCAGCGCAGAAAACTACATATCCACCCTGTCCCGCGCTTCAGGCATTGCGGACGACAAGCTGCGCCCGGCACTGGCGGCACTGGCGGCCGGAACCAAGGACGTGGCACAGGCACAGAACACGTTGGCCCTGGCAATGGACATTGCGCAGGGCACTGGTATGGACCTGACCACCGTTTCCGAGGCACTGGCCAAGGCGTACCAAGGGAACATGCGGGGGCTGCGCGCGCTGTCCCCCGAAATGGCATCCATGATCAAAGAAGGGGCCACCCTCGAGGAAGTGTTTAACGTCCTGGGCGGCACGTATGGCGGACTGGTAGCCGCCAACGCGGAAACAGCTGCCGGAAAAATGCAGATTCTGACTAACAGCCTGAACGAAGCGAAGGAAAGCATTGGCGCGGCCCTGCTGCCTGCGGTGGACGCAATCCTGCCCAAGCTGCAGGCCTTCGCGGATTGGGCGCAGGCCAACCCCGGCACGTTCATCACCATTGCCAAGGTGATTGGCGGTATTGCCGCGGCCATCATCGCGCTGAACGTCGCCACCAAGGTGTGGGCCGCAGCCACGCAGGTGGCAACCGCTGTGCAGTGGCTGTTCAACGCGGCCATGACTGCCAACCCGGTGGGCCTGATCGTGGTGGGGATCGTGGCACTGGTAGCCGCGATCGTCCTGGCATGGAACAAGGTGGACTGGTTTCGCGAAGGGGTCACCGCAGCGTTCGAGTGGATCAAGGGCCGGGTGCAAA